ATGGGTAAGCTTTCCGCCGTTCAAATAAAAAATATTCAACCTGAAAAAAAACTGGTCAAATATTCTGACGGGGATGGCTTATTCCTGCATGTTACCACAAAGGGCCAAATGTATTGGCGGTATCATTATAGATATAATGGTAAACAAAAAACACTGGCCTTAGGCGTGTACCCCCAGATCACACTTAAACAGGCCCGGCTGGATCACCAGGAAGCCCGGGCAAAGTTAATAGACGGGATAGACCCGGCACTGCTGCGCAAAACAACAAAGCGGGCAAAAACCGCGGCTGCAGAAAATACCTTCGGTGCATTGGCATGGGAGTGGTTCACAAAACAGCAATGGACGGATGGTCACAGGAAAAAACAGGAAGGAAGGTTGAATAATGATGTTCTCCCTTTCATTGGTGACATGCCTGCAGAGGAAATAACCGGCCGGGATGTCCTGGACGTATGTCTGCGCATTGAAAGCCGCGGGGTAATTGACGGAGCACACCGGGTAAAAACCATCATTAGCCAGATATTCAGGTATGCCATTGCCAAAGGTGTTATCTATTCGGACCCAGCCAGAGATCTGCGCGGTGCGCTCACCCCATACGTATCAAAGAACATGGCCACAATTACTGATCCGGATGAAGTGGGCGGGCTTCTGAGATCGATATCTGGATATAAAGGTGATTTCGTTACCCGGGCAGCACTCAATTTGGCCCCGCTCACATTTGTCCGCCCTGGGGAACTTCGACACGCTGAATGGTCAGAGATTGATTTTGCCACATCCCTTTGGCGGATTCCACCCGAGAAAATGAAAAAAAAGCGGAGACATATAGTGCCTCTATCCAGACAGGCCGTGACCACCATAAAAGAGATTCAACCGGTTACTCATGGGAAAAGCAGATACCTGTTTCCATCCATCCGGACCGCAGATCGCCCCATGAGTGAAAACACAATAAATGGTGCCCTGCGCAGAATGGGATATACTAAAGAAGAAATAACAGGCCACGGATTCCGGGGTATGGCATCCACTCTGCTGCATGAGCAGGGATACGATACCAATATAATAGAGATGCAGCTGGCCCACAAAGATCCGGACGCTGTCCGGGGAGCCTACAACCACGCAAAGTATTTACCCCAAAGAATTGAGATGATGCAGGCTTGGGCGGATTACTTGGATAAACTTAAAAATAAAAAATGATTTTGTGAAAAATATAAAGCTTACATCAGTGGCCGCGCTCCTTGGTGACACCCCAGAGACAATCAGCAGCAACTATCTGCACCCAACAGCCGAAAAGCTTCAAAGCGAAGTTGAAAGAGCCTGGGGATAGCATAAATAAAACAGAATGAATTGATAAAAGGATGGCTGATAAAGATCAGTCATCCTTTTTTTATTATGTACGCGCACGCATGTATGAGCATTGATTTTTCCAGTCAGCCTATCTGTTTTTAAAAAAAGTAAGAACGTAAGGATTTGATAAAAACAGGAAGAATTAATTGTATATTTAGTGGGTTATATTTCCAGAAAAAGGTAAGGATTAAGTAAGGAACTTGTAAGGAATATTACTTTTTTTATTACTTTTATATAAAAATATAACTATCTGTTATTATGGAATATTACTTTTTCCCTTACTTCTCATTACATGATCCTTACAAAATTGAATTCTAATTTTATCCTGTTTTATTAATTGGTTACAAATAAAAAATTATGATTCTTACGTTCTTACTTTTTTTGAAAACAGATAGGGTGACCCTAAAAAAATGAGGTCACAGACTGCCGGATTTTCCGATGATCTGTGACCTGGTTTTATTGGGTTTGTTGTTTTGTAAAGTAATGATCAGGAAACGGCCAGGCGAGAAAAAATCTTTTGCTGTTCGCATCTTGTTGAGGTGTGCAGGCGGTTAAGGACCTCTTCCGGGAGGTCCAGTGCAGATGGTGAAAGCGTATGGGAGAATGTAAGGTCTGTGACGAATGTGTGGCCGCAGTCTGCATTTTGGCAGCAGCAATACAGGCGCTTGACTTCGTCAGACTCAATTGAAGATGATGTTATTTTTGCTGTACATCCACACCGATTGCACGTCACTTTCACTGCCATTGATTATATTCTCCTGTTTTTTATATTTTACGCTTCATATTCAGGAGGCGCAAAGGATATGCGCCATTTTGCCGGTAAATAATCATTTATTTGGGCTAAATGGTTACGCAAGGGTTCTATTTCGTTTTTTTCGTAGACAATATCTGATTTTTCTATGTCCCCAAACCCTCCCCGGGCCTCTGCCGGAACAATGGAGGCCAGAGCCGGCGGTATCCGGTGTGCGGCGATGATATCATCCCGGGAAATATTCTTGATTTTCTGCAGCTCATCCTTTGTGGAAAAATCCCCCACCGGTATGATCTGGATATCCTTTTCCCTGCCGTTGGGTATGTGCAGAAATAGATTTCGAAAATTACCAAGTTTTTTGGCGGACTTCACGGCATCACGGATAGAGTTCTTATCAGCTTCCTCCAGACTCGCTGAGGATGAATAAAAAATGTACCCGACATGTGCACCGTTCATGTAATACCTACGCCTGAACAATGTTGCATCCTCATTTAACAGCATGGACTGGATTGCCCCCAAATATGTTGGCAGGCCGTAGATGATCTGGGCCACATCATAGTTTTTTATATGGACCACCTCACCAACTTCAAAGTCAGTCCTGGACCCGTCAACATTTAGCATGCAGTATTGATTTTCTGTTTTCATACGGCGCATGTTTATGGCCGGCAGGTGTTTCAGGAAAACGGTTTCCCCAAGAAAATTTTTAATCATCTGGAAATATGCGTTATTGAATGTCACATAATCAGTTGTAAACGGCTGCATTTGTGCCAACGGGCATGCCGTAGAGGCCACAAACCGGCGCAGGATCATGTTTGTTTTGAACTCTAAAAGCGGTCCGTGGTATGCGTTCGCACCTCTCAGTCTGGCCAGGCCTGCCCAGGACACCGGCGGTGTATAATACTGCCCGTTATCCAGGAGCCAGATCCCCACATAATCGGTAAGGTACTGCCCGTTAAGAATTGGTTCCGGGTCCCCGAATGTAAAGGCCATTGATGATGAATCGTTTTTGATCTCTTCCATTGTATTCTCCTATAAAATTTCAACCGTAGCGCTCTGGATATGATCGTGGCTTATGGGCTCGTTTGCCAGGGCATGCATGATGGCCCATGCCACGTCCGCATGGCCTGTGCTGTCTGTCCTGTTTGCTGCGTATGTGATCTGGCCGCTGTTTGTTGTTGTTTTGCGGATGGTCAAAAAGGCGTGGGCAATAGTTGTTTCTTCGGCATCCCATAAAATCCGGCTGGCTCCGATTACTTCCTGGGCCTTGAGCACCATGGCTGTTTTATTGCCTACTGAATAGTGGATGGGTGTTGCCTGGGGATAAAAATTGCGCACGGTGTCAAATACACCCAGACCCGGGCCGGTTACATCAATGCCCATGTATGCAAAATTGTATTGCTGGGTCAGTTTTTTGATCTCTGCAGCCTGCCAGGTAAAGCTTTTATTGATCCATTTCAATCTGGCAATCACCCGGAACTTACCGCCCGGGTCAAGCGGCGGCATCAGGATAACAAAGGAGGCATCATCCCCGGACCGGCTCGGATCGTACCCGCCCCATACCGGGTAATTCCCCACGGGGCGTTTTGCTCTGGGATCAATGTCGGTCCAGGTGCTGGTGTCAATGGCGCAGTTTTCCAGGTCTGCAAATTTAAAAACACCGAAGGTGTCATCAACGAACAAGCAGCCGAACAGGTTTTTAAATTCATCCGGGGAATATTCCAGCTTTAGCTGTGCCCGGTCAAACAGATCACACCCGGCTTTTTCCGCATCATCCAGGGTGATGATTTTCCGGTATGTGGTATCCGGACAAAGGATGCCGGACTGCATTTGCTTAAACCCGGGGAACTCCACCCGTTTCTTTTTAAACCGCTGATTGTACCGGTCCCCGGTCCACAGATCATAGGCCTGGTGGGTTACGGCAGACGGCGTGGAGAACAGGGTTTTCCGCCATTTTTTGTGGGCGGCCATACCGGACGCCACCTTATATAAGTCGTTGAATCCCTGTATCCAGAAAAATTCATCAATATATACGTCCCCATGATAGGACTGGGCGGACTTGGAATTGTTCGATAAAAAATGAAGTTCCGCCGGGCCGTTCTTTGTGTGCAGGATAATGGGATTACCCTTGAGCTCAATATCAAAGTGCTGCTGGGCACATGCGATGATATACCGGCGGAATGTTTCCGCCTGGGCTCGGGTGGCGGAGAGAAATATTTTGTTTCTGCCTTCCAGGGTGGCATCTTCAAACGCCTCCTGGGAAAAGTACCAGGTTGCCCCGATCTGCCTGGATTTAAGATACATGCGCATGCGGTGTATGCGTTCTTCCCGCATGGCAAGCTGGTATTCAAAATAATTTTTATGCAGCTTTTCCTTAAAGTCCTGGGCGGTCAGGCCGGACACGTCATTTTTATGTTTGCGGGTATTTGACTTTTTCTTTCCCCCTTGTTTGCCGGTACCGCCCTGGGGCTTTTCTGAATTATCACGGTTCCGGCTCGCACTCAGCCGGATAAGTGAATCTGTCAGGCTCTTGATCTCTTCCAGGTCAATGGGCTGCTTGTCTTCTTTTTCGGCAAGGATGGCCAGGCGGCGGGCCATGGCCTCTTCCACGGTTTCATAGGAGAGCATGTCATCCCATTGGCCCTTGTTCCGCCAGTCATACACCGTGCGCAGGGGAACGTTTGTGATCTCTGCAATCTCCTTGGGTTTGTGCCGGCGCAGGTACAACCGCTTTGCCGCTTCTAATATTTCATGGGGATACTGGCTCATGCCCTTACAATATCAATGATGGCAGGGTCTTAACCGCAGTACCGTTCCGATAACGCGAAAATCGGACCGGCTTTCGTGTACAGTGCTGTATTCCTTTTTTACCATTGGAGAAAAAGAATCATTTTAAGGAGAATAAATGCCGGGCTCTCTTGTAACAGACTGGAAACGCATTGCGAAATCAGGCCCCACCGTTGACGGGCGGAAAATAGATCCCCAGTGGCTTAAGGATATGGCCGAAACTTACAATCCGGATGAATACACGGCCAAGCTGTGGATTGATCATCGCCGGTATATGGGGTCTTACGGATCTGTCCGGGCCGTGAAGGCGGAACAAGACGGAGACGTTGTCAGGCTTTTTGCCAAAATATCCCCCAGCCGGGATCTGATCGAACGCAATCAGGTCTGGGAAGATAAACTGCATTTCAGCATTGAAGTGATTGAAAATTTTGCCGAGACCGGGAAATTCTACCTGGGCGGCCTGGCCATGACAGATGAACCGGCCAGCCTTGGCACGGATGAAATGCGTTTTTCCACAAACCCGGACCGCACATTCACAGCCCGGTATCCCGGCGACCCGGTCCCGGACCTGCGGGATGCCGCCGATGATGAAACGGCATTGACCTTGTTTCGCAGGCTTTTCAAGATCTTTTCCAAATCAAAACCAGAAATAAAAGAGGAAGACCCCATGGACCAGAAACAATTTGATGAGCTGAAGGGCGAATTTAAAAAAAGCCTGGATGCCGTATCCGGCTTAGCTGAACGGCTTGATACCTTTATGGCCGCAGACGATCAGCCCCAGGATGACGTGGCGGATACTCCGGATGATTCCGGAGAGGACACCACCACGCCCCAGGCCGCTGAATTTACCGAACTTAAAACCGGCCTGGACGACCTGGGAAAAAAATTCGATTCCCTGGTTGAACGGATGGAAACGGCCGTGCCCGGTACCCGGTTTACCGAGACAACCGCCCCGGCAGGCGACGAGGACGAACTTCTTTAAGGCCGGCAGTATCCCGGCACCAGGAGAATCATAGATGAAAAAAGAGACCAAACAGAAGTTTAGCATTATCAAGGCCCGGATCGCTAAAGCCTACGGGGTTGACACCGTGTCCGAACAGTTTTCTGCCACACCCACGGTGGAACAGCGGCTGAATGATAAAATAGTTGAACAGGACAATTTCCTGTCCCGGATCAACGTCATCTCTGTTGATGAGATCGAGGGACAGAATATTCTTGGGTATGCGTCCGGACCTGCGTCCGGCCGGACAGATACCAGCGGCAACGGCGAACGCACGCCGAATAATCTGCTGGGGCTGGATACCTATGATTACAAACTTTACCAGACCAACTCTGATGTGTACATGCGCTATGCCACCATGGACGCCTGGGCCAAATTCCCGGATATGGCGGACCGGTATGCACGTTATGTCCAAAAGCGGATTGCAAACGACCGGTGCCTGATCGGGTGGTACGGAGAGTCGGCAGCTGCCGATACTAACCTTGTCACATACCCGTTGATGCAGGATGTCAACAAGGGCTGGCTGCAGTACATGCGGGAAAAATTGTCCGCAAACATCCTGACCCAGGGGGAGAAAGCCGCAGGGGAAATCCGCATCGGTGCGGATGGTGATTTTGTGAACCTGGACCATGCAGTGGCCGAACTTGTTGCCGGCATCCCCAGATATCTGCGCCAGGACCTGATCGCCTTGATCGGGGATGAGCTGGTCGGCCTGGAAAAATCGGCCCTGTATCAGGCCATCGGTGCCCAGCCAACGGAGAAAACACTTGCCACAGCCTCCCTGACCAAGTTCGGCGGTATGGACTGGACAACACCGAACAACTTCCCGGGCCGAGGCCTGGTGATCACCAGCCTGGACAACCTGTCCATTTACATGCAGTCCGGCACATGGCGGCGGCATATCAAGGACAAGCCGGAAAAAGACCGGGTGGAAGATTACAACAGCCGAAACGAGGGTTACGTGGTGGAAACCCCGGAAAAACTTGTTGCGGTTGAATTTGACAACGTCACCGTCCCCCAGAGCGACGGCTCCTGGGCCTAGTCCTGGTGCTATAAACAAGGAGATAATCCCATGAGTCTTATGAAAAGATTCCAGGCAAAAAAGAAAAAGAATCCATCCTATGGTACCGGCGTTAAGTCCAAGGTGCTGGGTACCATGCCGACATCAACATTGGCACGAAACCAATCCCTTGCCAAAATTGAAAAAGAGCTTGAAAACGATCTGGCTGCGCTTAAGCTGATCAAGAGCATTAAGCAAAAAGAGCAGATCAAGGCGGAAAGCCTGGTGCCCAAATATTTGCCGACGGTTACCGGCCTGATGGCGTCCGACTCCAACCATGCGCTGCTGGGCCAGGTGTTGATCTGGCTGTTTGATATCAAGGATATTGCCCAGGCCATGGACCTGGCGATCTACTGCATTGAACATGATGTACCCATGCCGGAACGGTTTAAACGAGATCTTCCCACATATCTATGCGATACCATAATTGAGTGGGCGGATACTGAATTTGAAGCCGGCCGCAGTGTAGAACCATATTTTACCCGGGTGTTTGATCTGGCTCAAGATTGGGACCTGCACGATGAGATCCGGGCCAAATTTTACCGGCTCAAGGGGCTGATCGCCATGGACAAAGAAGATTTTACTATGGCTGTACCTGCCTTGGAAACCGCCATGGAGTATGGGGCCAAGGTAAAGACCGCCCTGGGTGATGCCAGGAAAAAGTGTGCTGTTTGTTTGGATTCCAGCACTGAACCTGAAACTAACGAAGAAACCGAGCCAGAACAACCGACAGACGAATAGAACGACCCAGCTCCCCGCCCAACCGGCCGCGCCCGGTCCAGGGACAATGCCTTTGGCCATTGTCCCACGGACCGGCGGCCGGTTTTTTTACTTTATGCAGCCGTCTCTTTTTCCTTGATGGCAAGCGTCAAGCCAAACGTGTCGAGTAGTTTGCTTAAGCTGGACAAATTTGGATTTCCTTTTTCAGACAACATTCTGTAGAGTGTTTCCCTGTTTAGATTCGCCTGGCGCGCCGCATTTGTCATACCCTTTGCCCGGGCCACATCCCGAAGTGCCAGCATGAACAGCTCTTGAGATCCTTCCTTTAATGCCTCGTTTAAATATTCAGAGGCATAGGCAGGTTCCTGAAGCCTTTCCAGCAGGCCGTCATTATAATTTGCAGTTGCCATTATTTTCCCTCCTTATATGCACCCCAGAACAGAGTCGCTTTTTTAATGTCTTTTTTCTGGGTCTTTTTATCTCCGCCGCAAAGCAGCAGAACAATTTCTTTGCCATCCAGGCCGTAATATATCCGGTATCCGGGGCCAAAGTGGATACGCAGTTCATAAACCCCGCTCCCCACACTTTTGGCATCCCCGAAATTGCCAAGCCTGAGATGGGCAATTCTGATATCTATTTTGACACGGGCCTTGAGGTCTTTCAGGCCATCGTGCCAAATCCGGAAATGATTTTTACCATCGTTTGCTATGTATTCTTTTATGATCCGCTCCGTGGTTTCCATGATTTTATCGTAGCTTTTAAGCTACGATTTGTCAATAATAATTAACCGGTTTTTTATTTTATTGTTTGATATTCACAATATTCATGACATGCTTTTTTTTAACGGAGAAAGACGGGTGTAAGATATTATTATTATTAGGAGAAGCATTATGAGTATGCAACTTGTAGAAGACCGCAATATCGGCCACATTGAATTTGACCAGAATAAAATTTGCCTGGTTGAAAATGACAATCAACTTTTTGTTCCTTTGAAACCCATCTGTACTTCCCTTGAATTGGATTGGAAGAACCAGTATCGAAACCTTTTAGATGATGTAGTCTTGAATTCAGTTATGGTCACTATGACCACAACTGGACAAGACGGGAAGCAGTATGAAATGATCTGCATCCCTCTTTCATATCTCAACGGATGGTTATTCAGAATCAACCCGGCAAGGTACGAAGGCGAACGCAGGTCCAGGATCATTAAATATCAGAAAGAGTGCTACAAGGCATTATTTGAACATTTTTACCCACACACCAAACAGCAATCAGCGCGTCTTGTTAATAAAACAGATGCGAACAAACTTGAGTTGAACTATCTGAAAACGTCATCCAACATGGATGACCAGGCTGAAAAGGAAGCTTTGAAGGTTTACAGGGGCCTAAAAAGCCTTTCGGATTATTCTCTTTGCCCGCAGCTTCAGGCGAAGATCCGGAAACACGTTGAAGCTTTAAATAAGGACAGCCTTTTTCCGGTAGATCAAACAGGTACCGAAGCATAACGCTTCTCCTATCCTCACCGTTACCGGCCGCAGGTCAAATGACCGGCGGCCGGTTTTTTTGTTAACACGAAACATATTAATGTTATTGATTTTACCAGGCATACCACATATTGAGTTCGGTGAATTTCCTAAAAACCATCCAATTATACCATAAGTCAACGGTTTTCTATCCAAGAATAAATGTAAATTGTACAGGACTTTTAATTTACTGTTGCAATTTTGGGCATGGGATGTTTAGTCATTCCTATAATGGTTATTTTAAAAAGGAATTATGCAGATCTGGTTAACATGAAAATAATCATGTTATTCAGTTAGATAATTAATCTTGAATGATATACAGATCTGCTGAACATATTGTTAGGCGGTCGGATCTATTTGGTAATCGCTTTAGATAAAATGGGAAGAAACAATGATTATGGACCGAGAGTTTGCGCTAACAGGGCTATTGGGATTCGGCAGAAGTGAATTTAGCGAGCTTGGTAAATCAATTCTACGACGAATCCCGAAACACAACATTTCCCGACAAGGCTGGCGCCGCATTCGAGATTCCGTGGAGGCCGGATGCACTATTTGCGGATCCAAAGTCTATTTAGAGCTACTTCTAATTGACCCAAAGCGCGGAATTCAGGATAGCAATCTATTCGTGTCCTGCGGCGAGTGCCGACGTTGGATAGAATACAATAGCGATAAGACGATTATAAAAGATGATCTAGAAGAAGCCAAACACAGATGTGTAAATCATGGTGAAATTGCGGCATTAGGAGTGTTTGCCAAGTATTTTCCCGATGGAGTAGATCCAATTGTCAATGACTTTAATCCGATTTATAGTGCCCGCCTTGTCTCCCGATCTAATGCGGACAAAGTCTTTCAGCGCGCTAGGTTTGCCTGTAGCATTTGCACCTTCAGGGGATACATCGAGTTGGAGTACATAAAGCCCGCAAGCATGGGCGGAATCGGCACTCCTCAAAATCTCTTCACGGCTTGCCCATGGTGCAAGCGCTTGATGATGCTATCGGGTGATTGTATCTCAGTAGACCAACTTGTATTGGTAAAGCAGGAATGGGAAAATAAGTCCTACCCAGGAAAGCACATTATTGTAGCAGCTATCGCACATAAACATGGTTCAGTTATCGCCTCAGATATAATGGACGCTTTAAATTTAAGCAATGCACTTAAATACGATGTGGCGTTGTCATTTGCCAGTGAAGATCGGGGTAAGGCACGCGCCCTCGCAGAGTTGCTCACTGAAGCTGGATATTCTGTTTTCTATGATGAGTATGCAAAATCAGAGCTTTGGGGCAAAAATCTATATGATCATCTAGTGCGTGTGTATAAAGATGAGTCAAGATTCTGCGTTGTCTTTGCAAGCACGCACTATCAGAGTAAGGTGTGGACTAATCACGAGCGACAGGCTGCACAGGCAAGGGCGTTAAAAGACAAGAAAGAGTATTTATTGCCAATACGGATTGACGATACGGAAATTCCTGGTTTGCCTGCTACAATCGGATATATCGACTGGCACACAACAACGCCTAATGAGGTCTTTCAACTCCTTCGAGAAAAGCTTGAAATGCCCGATTGACAAATGCAACAGCCACCAACATAATGACACCTAACAAGGCTTTTGCAGCGGAGCACAAGAAGTGCGCGACCGCTGAAAAGCAACGTTGACTTTGTCTATGACCAGTCGCTATTGATCAAATTTTTCTGACCCCAATATATGGTGTTTGGCCTTATTGGGAAAAAAATGAAAGCTAATACCATGATTGCTTAGATTCCTATTATGAAAAGACAAGTTGAAATTTCAAATCTCTTGAGCGTGATATAGGTCCGTGCCCAGATCGGATACGACTCAAGATTTTCATATTATACGTTAGCTAAATTTACCTTGAGTGGTTAACAAAACCACACATCGTATTGTTGGATTTGTGAAAAAACTGTGAATATTGAAGAAAATAACAAATGAAAAGAATATGTGTTGCAAAAAAGTTGTTGGTCACGGTTTTTATTATTTTATCATTTTACCCGCTCTCAATTAGTCAGGCCAAAAGTATTGCCCTCTCATTTGATGATGGTATGGACCCACAGAATCAACCAATGGCCTCGTCTTGGAATTCATCCATTCTGGAAGCCTTATCAAAGGCACAAGTCAAGTCAATTTTGTTCCCTGTAGGAAAGCGAATCCACAGCCCCGCTGGCCTTGATTTAGTGAGAGACTGGGGGAAAGCTGGCCATGCCGTTGCCAACCACACCTATTCCCATTTCAATTTTTGTTCGGAGCAAGTGACGCTTGAACAATTCATTGCTGACACGGAAAAAAATGAAACGTTGCTGAAAAACATGCCTGGTTGGACTAAGCGTCTGCGTTTCCCATATCTTAAAGAGGGTGAAACGATATCAAAGCGTGATGGATTCAGAAATTGGTTGACGAACCATGGTTACAGATCGGGAGCGGTGAGTGTTGATGCCAGCGACTGGTACTACAATATACGATTTTTGGAGTGGCGCAAAAGTCACCCAAACGAAGATTTGTCATCGTTCCGCATTGCTTATCTTAATCATTTATGGGACCGCACTATTTATTATGATTCTTTATCTGAACAAGTCCTTAAACGAAGCATAAAACATGTTCTTCTTCTGCATACCAAGGCTATTAACGCTGAATTTTTACCTGACATCATAGCAATGTACAGATCAAGGGGCTGGGAGATCATTTCTCCCGAAGAAGCATACAAGGACCCTGTTTACACCATAACACTGACAGAACTGCCAGCAGGTGAAAGCATTCTATGGTCTTTAGCAAAACAATATGGAGTCAATGGCTTACGTTACCCTGCAGAGAGTGACGTATATGAAAAACCGTTGTTAGACAATTTAGGTTTTTAAAATAAAAGCCCAGCCCGGCGCTCTTGCAGACGGCAATACTACCAAACTGTTCAGCTCGTCCTTACAAATGGTTTGTGGGTGTTCAACTTATCTATCAAATACAGCATGTTGTATCTGGATAGCGCCGGCCCAAAGCGACATTTCATAAGTGCTTGATCAATTTTTTGTTCTAGTAAATTGATTTACCCATATTCAACTTTTATCCGGGATTGAATGTATTGACAAAACTGTGTTGCGGATTGAATGGCGGACACCATTCTTAATTCTCCAAAAAGGGTCTTAGAGCTCTAAAAAATTCAGCGGTTTCATTCAAATAAAAAAGCTTATCTTGGAATTCTTTTACAGATAGAGATCCTTTTTGATTGAAGGGTTCAGGGGCATGATAATGGATTGGTGGTGATAACCACTCTTTCCAATCCCATTCTGCATGAACGACTACATTTCTCCAGTTTCGGCAAGCTTCCATTCTTTTGGAAAATTCGTTTAGTTTTTTTTGATGTATTTTATCTTTTGCAATACTGAATAGCTTTTTAAATTTTTGATCAAAAGTCATTTTGAGCCATTTTTCAAAATTTGAATTTTCTGGGCTTTGTCTGTTGATATATCTAAGACAATAAGCCATATTTCTATCCAACATATTGAAATTATATATTAATTCCTTATAGATTTTAAGAAATTCAATCTCGGTGCTTTTGGTCACTATCGCTCCTTGAGATATATTGTTCGTTCTAAATTCTTAATTCATCCTTTCATTGGGGATTAAATATCTTTTGTCGAAAATTTACAATTGTCGATTTCATGCCTTGTTAAATTTCATTCTCTGACAAGTCAAGATTACATTTTATATATTATTCTCTTCCCTCAACAGAATAAAGACAGGGTACAAGATATCGTGCACATCACCACTCCCCGAAACGCGAGCTTTTATAGATAATATGGGGTTTCCGATTCCTCAAAACTTCTGAGACTTGGCGATTTTAACGATAAAATTTTCGGTTTTGTCAGTAGTATTTTGATGTTGATAAAAAAACAGACCATACGCTTCCTGCCAATTTTTAATAGATTTGGAACCAGGGACTGCTGTAAAAATTCTTGTGCCAGCCGGTTTTTTCTGAGATTAGCAATTTGATATAAAGCGCTGTTTCTTTTTTAGTAAGTTCCGTCAGAGCTCGGCGAATCAGACAGTGCTACAGGAACTGATTCAAGATCCAGTAGACAGCATTAAATGGACCCGGGCAGACCGGGCAGTTTTTGCATCCCTGGACAAAGAAAGGCTATTTTAGATCTCATCTGCCACCGTTCCAATGTCTGATGAGATATCCTTCAGGCAGCGTTTGCCTGGATTTTCAATACATGCTTATCTTGGATGTTGCAGGCAGCTTTTAAATAGCTAAGCTGTCCCCGAATTTAAATAAGGTGATTTCTGATAATGAAGACCTGCCTCGATTTTAACTTCCGTTATTTATTGATTTTATATGTAAAATAAGTTATATCGTTTTTGCGAATTATGAGCATTTATACGACATTGAGTATATTGAAATGGTCAAAAGGAGAACAGAAATGAAAGGGATAAATGTAAAATGCTATATCTGTGCGGTGGCTGCTCTGTTGTCTGTTGTCTTTTCATCCACGGCCTTTTCCGATGGTGAGCCTTTGTTTGAAAATAACCGGATACAAAATCTCCGGCCCGGAAAACAGCAGGCCGGTGCATTTACCGGAAAGCCTGATATTCTTTTTAAAAAGGCTGAATGGCAGTTGAATACCTATCTGACTCACAAAGGGAGCCGGTCTCAGGGAAGTCACGGCGTTCTGCTGAAAAATGGAAAACCTGTTACCGGTAAAAAAGGAGACACCCTGGACACAGCAATCGGCCAAGTAAAATATAACGGCCCCTATGGCTTTCAGGAGCATTTATGGGACAGTTCCGGTTGGGTGATGGTAGAGCCGAAAGTTAAACCTGTAAAAGCAGACTTTCGTCCCCCAAGACCAAGCGCTCCTGATATGATCAAGCTGGAAAAAGATTTAAACGAGATTCAACCGGATAAATACTAAATTTTCAGGGGGAGAATCATGTTGAAAGCAGTTAGATTGATATGCATCGGCCTGTTGTGCGTTTGTTTTTTCTGTACGGTTTCAGCAGCAGACAGCAGCAAATCTAAAGAAAAAGATAAATCCCAATACAGCCAGAAGGAAAAAGACAAGTCGAAATCCAACGATAAGAAATATAGTAAAAAAGAAAAGGAAAGAAAAAAACAGAAAGGCTTGGACAAAGTCGCCCCTAGTATTGGTGAAGGTGAAAAAGCCGCAGGTATTTTAGATAAAATAAGTAAAGGTGCCGGGAAAATTGTGGATAAACTGCTGCCAGCGCCAGGGGCAAAAGAAGTGGGAGATGCTGCCGGAGAAACAGCAAAAGGTGGGGCCAAGGCGGTGAAGAAATGGCGAACCCGTGGTGAAGCTGTAATTGGAGATGACGGAATGCCTAAAATTTATAATGAAGAAACCGGCGAATGGGAGGATTTCTAAACTATGGGATTTTCCGATGCTTTACTGGGCTTCTTTATTTTCTTGGGGTTGACTATCATCTCATTCCTGGCTTTTTTGATTAAAGGCAAGTTCTTTTCTGCCAGACCGGATGAAAATAAAGCCTGCGACACGGATGCGAATCTGTCACAGGCACCGTCTTTCGAATCCCATGAAATGCAGACCCGGTATATCCAGCAGGACATGGTGGTTTCTTCAGATACGAATGTCAGTGATATGTGACGGCATTAACTGTTAACTGCTGTAAAACCCATAAGACCGCTCTATTTTGAGGATTAATTTTAAGTGAAAAAAGAGCGCAAAATAAAAATTTTTAGTTTCCTAAAACCATCTACTTCCGAAAAGGTTCGAACTACGCCAGGTCCCACTCCAGCGATTGGTATGCGATAGATTCCTCACCAGCCGTGTCTCTCAAAATACCCTGTAGAACAAATAATCCGATAAAAGGAACTGAAAAGAAGTAATCTAAGGGCAACCAATAATAATTGAGTTCTTTTTCTGAAATTACCAGACCACCAGATATGGTGTCTGCTCGGAAACGCCACCAGTAAATTCTATATAGTAACCTCCTTATTCTTCAAAAGTCTATCAAAACCAATTTAACAAACCAGGATCAAGTGTTATTTCAATTAAATATTCGTCATGGACTGTATGTCCGACCGGGAAAAACCCGACCATAAACCCATGCCGATATAACCGGCCCTGGACTACATTTCTAATGCCCTGACACCGCCTCGGTGATCAGGGCATTTTTATTTTCCGATAACGCGAAAATCGGATGGGTTTTCGTGTACTCGCTCAGGTCCGCCTTTTATGATGAGGGTATCTAAAAACCATTAGGGGTACGGCATGAGTTTTACCGGCTTTTCAGACCAGATTGATTCCCAAACGGTGGTGGGCAACACATCGTTTTATCCAGAAATCAATCTTTCCGCTTTCCAGGCAAGCTACCGGCTGCCGGGGGAATACCGGGAAGATATGTTGATTGACCGGTTAAAACTGGCCATCACCTGGGCAAACAGAGAGTTGGCGGACTGGCAGACAGAAAAGACCGCAGAAGGCATCGTGAACATTGGGGAAATCCAGCCGGATGATATGCCGGCCTGGGGCAATCCACTTGTCCTGTTATATATCCGTGGGGTGAGCTGTAAGGCCAAGGCGTTTCTGCTGGTTGATTACGCCACCATGCTGCGCAAGTCCGATGCCCAGAGCGATGCCATGGAAGCCGACGAGACCGCAGGCCGGTGGCACCGGATGGCATCGGATGCCGTTAACCAGATCCAGGGCAAAACAAATATCCATGCAGAGGCACTATGAAGCTGCTGACCGCTTTGGCTCAATATATCGAAAGCCTTCCCGGCATTACCCGGGACCAGATTGATGCGTTTGCCGATCTGGGAACGCTGGCCCCCACGGGCAAGGATCTGAGTAACGGCTTTGAGGTGGGACGGTTTAAGTATGACGCTGTGATTGATATTGACCGGTGCCCGGCCAGGATAGCCCCGCTGCTTTTGGCAGGGCTTGTGCTGTGGCTGGCAAAAAATGACCCGGAGCGTGACGAGATGGGCCTTGAAGACCCGGACATTGACGTGACCCTGGAGGATGACCAGACCGTGTTTGTTCAGATTACCGTGGCGTTTAAAGAGTCTGTCCAGATTGTGGAGGATGAAAACGGCCTGCTTGAGTGGGATGACAAGACCTGGGCCGTTGCTGATATACCCATTTATGTGGCTGAGTCCGGCACGGTGGAGAGGGGCTGATGACATCGCCTGATATCCGCATAGATACGGACCGGCCTTCCCGGCTGAAACTGGCTGAGCAGATTGATGTGCTGACCATGTCCCCCGGCAACCGCCGGCGGCTGTTAAAAAAGATCGGAACCGAGGTCCGCAAGGAGACCCGGGGGAATATCCAGAAACAAAAAACCGTATCCGGACAGCCCATGGAATCCCGGGCATCCAAGAAAAAACGGCGGATGATGAGCAAGATGTCCAAGGGCATGATCACACGGATTGTGGATGACCACAGCGCCGTGGTGACCTGGAAGAATCCGGGCCAGGCCATGGTGGCCGACCGGCATCACCGGGGTATTCCCGAAGAATTCACAGCAAAGAAAGCCGCACGGATATATGGCCGCCCCAATTATGGCAAGCCCGCCACACCGGCCCAGGCCAAATCTTTGAACAAAGAGGGATACCGGCGGTTGACTGCCAGAAAGCGGGGCAAGGGCAAGGCGGTTTTAAAACGGGTATCACAAAAATGGATACGGGAGAACATGACCCAGGGACAGGCGGGCCTGATCCTCCGGCTGATGCGCACCGACTCAACCAAAGGCGTACAGAACTGGTCAATTAAAGTCCCGCCCCGGCCAATCCTCGGGGCCACACCAGAAAACGCACAAATTTATCTGACTGCCATGGCCTGGGATGCCTTGCAGCAGATCAAACGAAAATAAGGAGACCACCCTATGGCACTTGGTACCATACAGATCAACCGGCTTGACCTCTTCCAGGGGGAATTGTCCGACGTTGAAATGCATTTTTTATTCATCGGCCAGGGCGGCACCAATGTGGGCAGTGTGCTGTCTGTGACCCAGGAGGCGGACCTGGACGATGATTTGGGAGAGGATGATTCTGTTTTAAAAACCCAGGTCCAGGCGGCCATGGATAATGCGGACCAGAACTGGTCAGCCAGTGTGATGCCCATTGCTGCAGAAACCGACTGGCAGGATGCCGTGGACTATGCCATGGGCGTGACCTCCTGCGAGGCCATTGTTTTGACTGATGCTGTGACAGAATCCACGGCAATTGAAGCCATGCAGGCCAAGGCAGATTCCATCATGTCCACCTATATGCGCCCTGTTTTTATTCTGACGGCTGTGGCCGGTTGCGATGCTGAAACCCAGACCTGGGCCACCTATTGTGCGGCTGTCAAGGAGATCATTGACGGGATCTCTGCGGATTCGGTGGCGGTTGTCCCGTACCTGTGGGGTTTTGACCTTGGGACGTTGGCAGGCCGCCTGTGTAATTCGTCCGTGACCGTGGCTGATACCCCCATGCGGGTGGCGACGGGGGCGTTGTCCGGCTCCTGGTCAGACAAACCCGTGGACAGTGCCGGGGCCGAGATCACCATGGCCTACCTTAAAACCCTGGATGGGTACCGTTTTTCCGTGCCCCAGTGGTACCCGGATTATGACGGCATGTACTGGGGGGACTGTAATATGCTGGCATCCGACGGCAGCGATTACGAGGTGGTTGAGTACGTCCGGGTGATGAATAAGGCAGTACGCCAGGTCAAGCCCTATGTGATCGCCAGGATTGGTGACCGGCGGTTGAACTCCACGGCGGTGTCCATTGCCGAGAACAAAACCTATTTTATGAAGCCGTTGCGGGCCATGGCCAAGAGCGTGACCATCGGCGGCTATACCTTCCCGGGTGAGATCTACCCGCCCACGGCGGACTCCATTGTGATTGAGTGGAAGTCCAAGACCAGTGTGCTCATTTACATCACGGTGCAGCCTTACAACTGTCCCAAATCAATTACCGTTAACCTGGCCCTGGACCTGTCCACGGAATAACCCGGCCCGTCCGGAATAAAGGAGGAACATAGTGAAACGAGTCAGTTCAAGTGCATTTAACGTATCTGTTGGTGATTTTGCCAAGATGCGTGTGGAAAAGGCCACCCTGACCATTGAGGATGGCCGCAAGGTGGTCAAGGACGGCGGTGTGCCCAACGGGTTTGTGCCTGGAGAGGTCGGGGCGTCCGGCGATTTGGAACTGGATGCGGCTGCCATGGCCATTCTGGCCGAGGAAGCAAGCAGCCAGGGATCATGGCAGGAAATCGAACCGGTGGATATTGTGTTTTATGCAAAAGGGACCACGGAAGAGGAAAAGGTGGAGGCCTTCGGATGCCTGCTCAACCTGTCCGACATTGTTGAATATGACCCCACCAGTGACAAAAAGTCCATCACCAAGGTGTCCTACGAAGTGACATCCCCGGATTTTGTCCGGATCAACGAGGTGCCTTATCTGGCCTCGGACCGCACTGAAAATATTGTGGCTGAATAATGGCTGATATTGCGGACAGGGCATCGGTCATTGAAATGGATGACACCGCCCGGGAAATTAACAAGGCCCGGGCTGCCATATCCAGCGGCCCCGGCCGCATGACTTGCCTGGAATGCGGCGAACCGATACCCGAAGCCAGACAACGGGCAATTCCCGGGTGTCAGCTTTGTGTCCTTTGCCAGGCAGAAAAGGAGACAACACGTGTTTGAAAGACTTGGAAAATGGCTGGACGATATCATTGGCTATGCTGTCAGCGGTATCTGTCTTTCCTGGCCGCACTCATGTGACGGATGGTCAAGCCTGATTGCACTGGTTATCGCGGTGGTGACCCTGGTGTTCATCACTTTACCCAAAGCATATTTAACCATGCACAAATTTAGGGCATGGCTCAGGACGCGAAAGGATGCGCCATGAAACGGTTTTGTTTTTTACTGATTTTTTTGTTTGTTTGCGGCTGGGTATTGACCGGGTGTCTGCCTGTTATACAGGGAATATCTCTGGCTCCGCCTGCGGCGGCACCTGCCCAACAGGGTGATGCCAAACCAGTGACCGGGCCTGTGAACAGCGGCAAAATACAGATTGCGGAGATTTCCAATCACGGAAAGCTCAATATTTATATTACCCCGGATTCTTCGGTTGAACCGGTACCGGATCTGCCTGGCGATGTCACGGCAAGTCCCGGCACCGGGGACATTACATCCATCAAAGATGATGAAGGGCTGCGGCTCAAACCCTATGCGGACCATAAAGGGAAAACACACATCGGGTATGGCCGGAACCTGACGGACAAAGGAATAAGCCGGGATGAAGCCGACGCCTTGTACACCCAGGATTACACAGAGGCTGTGGAGGATCTTTCACAGCGGGTGTTTTCCGGCCTGTGGGATGGGCTGCCCGAACAGGCCAAGGCGGTGCTGATCAACATGAGGTACCAGCTTGGCCCAGAAGGGTTCCGGGGATTCAGTGGGATGATCAAGGCGGTAACAGCCCATGACTGGGGCCGCATGGCAGATGAAATGCGTAACAGTGAATGGTACCGGGATGAACGAACCCGGCCCAGGGCCGAACGATTGGCCCGTATCATAGAGCGTATCAATTAATAAAAGGAGTGAACAGTATGGATACATTATCAATCCATTGGCTTTGGACCCTTGTTATTTTTCCAATCATCATCGCTTTTTTTAAAAACGAAATCGGCAATGTGCTCACCGCCTGGAAGGTCTATAGACTGCGGTCCTTTGACGTTGACGGCAACCCCACCACAGAAGACCGGGTGCAGTTGCTCAACGGGGCAACCGGTCAGTGGGGGGATGCCGTCATTGAAAAGTATGTGTTTTCCTTAAATGCCAAACGCAGGGGCGTTTACCTGCGGTATCCGGACGGAGGCCGCGAAAAGGTCGGTTTGCTTGATTGGGCCGGTTTCCGGAAGCGGACACCGCCTGCAGCCTGATCGTTATTCAATAACTTCAATCATCAAACAATTATAAAAGGTGACATATGTCTGAAACCACTACAGTGACCCTGACTGCGAACAAAACCCCTTTAACCTTTAACGTATCTACGGATGACCAGGAGCGGCTCATTGATGAGCTGACAGCCACCAACAAGGTGCAGCCCATGAATAATTTTCTGGTGCGGACCATTGATAAAAATTGCAAGGAGAGCCTGAAGCCATTCCTTGTCCAGCCCACGGTGGTGATGCAGCTCGGGGAAAAACTGGTGGAGAAGGTCTCCCCGGCCATTAAAATCACCGTGGGGGAGTAGAACGCATCGCGGCCGGAATTGAGGAAAACGCCCTGGCCCAGATGCGGGCGTTTTCCCATAAATGGTTTCCGGGCCGCGATGTGACCACCCGGTCCATGGCCGAGGCTTTATTTTTGGAAAATGATTTTTGGGAAAAACAGCGGGTGGCGGTGGCCAATGGTGTGGCCACGGCATTTAAATGACAGGATGATATGGCGACGAAACTTGAAAAACTGATGTTCTCTATCGACCTGCTGGACAGGGTATCAGGCCCTGCCGGGCGGATCAAAAAAACGCTGGGCGGGGTGGCAAGCGCGGCGAATGACAGTTTTGCCAAGATCGGCGGCGGGGTGGCCGGGGTGGCTGCGGCCGGGTACACCATGCAGGCCATGGTGGCACCTGCCAATGAGTTCAACATGGCCATTGGAGAGGTCCGCAGTCTGGATGTGGCCCGGGGCAGTTTGGATGCATTGTCTGATTCGGCCGTTAAGTTCTCTATCAAATATGGGGAATCCGCATCTGATTTTGTTAAATCCTCCTATGATATTCAATCTGCCATTGCCGGGCTTGAGGGGGATGATCTGGCCCGGTTCACCAATGCTTCCAATGTGCTTGCCAAGGGCACCAAGGCGGATGCCGCCACCATTACCGATTATATGGGTACTATGTATAGAATTTTTAGAGATAGTGCCAATAAAATGGGTAAAGCCCAGTGGGTTGAGCAGCTTACCGGTCAAACTGCCACGGCAGTTAAGATTTTTAAAACCACCGGTTCAGAAATGGCCGGGGCATTTAAATCCCTTGGGGCAGATGCCCAAATAGCTATGATCGCCCAGGCAGAGCAGATCGCTGTGCTGGGTCAGCTTCAGGGCACCATGTCCGGGTCAGAGGCAGGAACAAAGTACAAGGCGTTTTTGTCCGGTGCGATCGGTGCACAGGAAAAGTTAGGGCTAAAATTTACTGATTCTGCTGGCCGATTGCTAAGCATCACAAAAATCCTTGACACAATTAAGGGTAGTAAATACGGAGACCTGTCTATTGGGGCCAATGCGGAAGCCCTATCAAAAGCATTCGGAACGGACGAAGCCGTTGGCATGATCAAGCTTTTGATATCGGATACAGAAGGGCTGAAGAACAATATCCAGGCCATCGGCAAGGTTAAGGGACTGGAACAGGCCCTGAAGATGGCCGCCAATATGATTGACCCGTTCCAGCGATGGAACCAGGGGGTCAAGGCGGTGCGTATCGGGCTGGGACAGGCGCTTTTGCCTATGCTTACCCCGTTCATTGAAGGGATGGCCGATGGTGCCGGGGCCATATACAACTGGACCCAGAAGTTTCCCGGACTTACCCGGTGGATCGGCATTGCCATTGTCAGTGTCACAGGTGTCACCGCCGGGATTGCGGCATTTGCCGCCCTCGGCGGTATCGCATCACTGGTGACCACCGGATGGAGTGTTTCCGTGGGCATTGCATCCAAGGTGATGACGGCGTTCCGGTGGGTTCTGACCCTGGCCCGGACCAGCATGCTGTTTTTAAATACGGCCATGTGGGCCAACCCTGCCGGATTGATTGTCCTTGGCATCCTTGCCCTGACATCTGCTGTGATCGGCATCATCTATTATTGGGATGATCTTAAAGCATCATTTCTGGATTCGGCCTGGGGGCAAAAGATCGTGGAAATTTTTGATGGCATTATTGCCAAAATCACCAAATTAAGTGGTGCCTGGGATTGGATGAAAAGCAAAATGTCATGGGTGCCGGGCATTGACAGTCCGGACGTCAACAAAAATATTCCCAAGACATCCCCGTCCCTGGAAGCGTCGAGAAAATTTGCTGTCCCCCAGGGCGGGGCAAGCCAGTCCATCGCCAATGCCGTTACGGACAACAGCAACCGGACCGAGTCAAGAACAGTGAACGTTGGGCAGGTTGTTACCAGCAGGCCCATTAATTCCCAGGAAATCGACAATCAATTATGGATGGGGGCATGATGGACGAGCAGATTAAATATCTGGACCTCTCGGTTGCGAATGACGACTTGTCCCTGGATGTGGGCGGAAACGTTGAAACATGCAAGGACCGGGATGTCATAGCCCAGGATCTGGTGCATATGATCCGGGAAAAGGGATATCTCCCGCCCCTGGTGGGGAACCGTAACCGGGACATCATTGACCAGACCATTGTCAAAATCACCCTGGCCGTGGACAACGATTACCGCATTGTGCCGGGGTCCGCCACCATCGAGGAGACCGGCACCGGGACATTTTATTTGATGGCTGACACCATTGATTTTGATTCAGTTTACATAGAATTAGGATAGATCCAACCATGGCGGATACTGACATTTTTGAAAACATGCTTGTTGAGGCCGGGATACCGACCACGGAAAATGATATCCAGGCCAAGTGGGATAGTATGGCTGCGGATGCAGAGATCCAGATCTCAAATGATTCCGATTACAGCCCGTTTTGGCGGTTGATTTCCGCCATTGTGACCACGCCTGCCAAGTGGCTTGTCAATCTGCTGATTCAGTATGTTTTGCCCAATGCGTTTTTAAAATATGCGTCAGGCACCTGGCTTGATCTGTTTGCCTGGGGGCGGGATCTTGAGCGCAAGGCAGCCACCGCCGTGGCAGGCAATATCCTGTTCACCCGGGAGGATTCTGATGGGGAGCTGGTTATTGAGGCGGGGATATTGATTGCCACGCCGGCCATTAATTCCATTGTCTATCGGGTGACGGTGTCCGGGCAGACACTCATCCCGGATGGGACATTGACCGCAAATGTCCCTGTGGTTGGTGAAGAAACCGGTTCTGCATACAATCTGGGTGCTGGGTATTACTCCGTGCTGCCCGAAGCCATCACCGGGATTGCCTCGGTTACCAACGAAAGCGGCTGGATCACAACAGAAGGGGCGGACGAAGAGAGCGACGATGAACTTCGGCTGCGTTGCCGCAATCAGTTTTCTGCCGTGGGCCAGTATCATCATGATGCAGCTTACCGGGCGGACATTTCCAGTTTTGCCGGGATCAGTACCGAGTATATCATCTTTGAGCATGGGGCACCCAGGGGAGAAGGTACGGCCAATGCTTATATCATGGTGGATTCCGGGACGCCTGCCCAGGCATTTGTTGACGACATTAATGATTACATTTCAACCCAGGGGCACCACGGCCATGGGGATGACATGCAGTGCATGGTGATGCCCACCACTGAATATGATCTTACGGCCACGGTTTATTATGACAGCACCCTGGATGACGATGCTGTGTCCGAACTTCAAACCGGGGTGGAAAATATTATCCGGTACGTGTTCAGGGAAAATCAGGCTTACACGAATGAGACGGTCATCCGCACTCTGCCCCTGACCCGGTTAAGTTTTTCAAAGCTTGATCAGCAATTGCATAATTTATTGCCCGGCCTGATGAGCATCTCCTTTGACCTGGATGATATTGTGCCGGCGTCCATTGATTTGCCGGTGCTCTCTTCTCTGACAATTACCATGGAGGCCGTATCGTGACAGTATCCACGGACCCGCCTGAATTTACGCTGCCGGTATGGCTGAACAAGGGGCAGGCGGCAAAGCTTGCCACTGCGGCATATACCTGGTGGTGCAAAATGCGGGACTGGGCCATGTGGCCGATTCAGCAAATGGACCCGGACACATGCAATGAGTCCGTACTCAAGCTGATTGCCTGGGGCCGGGCCATTGACCGGTTGACCGATGAGCCGCAGTCCTTGTTCCGGCTGCGGGTAAAATACGCCTATGCCAACGCCAGGGATGCGGGCAGCGTGTATGGGTTTAAACAGATTTTTAACCGGTTGGGCATCGGGTACGTGGAGATCGAGGAGCGCATGGACGGCCAGGACTGGGATGTGATTGCCATTCGCATGTCCGACACCCAGCTGTCCGAAAATGAGACCTTATTGACTGAATTGATCCAGCATTACGGCCGGACTTGCCGGAGATATGGCTGGAAAATCATTGAGTCCTTGCCGGTTGAGGTCCAGGTGGCGGAATTCTCCAACGAGTGCATCACGGAAGTGGCGGAATAAAAGGAGTACACTAATTATGAGCAGTGTGATTACAACCAACGGCAGAACCCGGATGAACGAACTGGCAGGAAATGAAGAGGTCCTGGTCATTGACCGGATGATCCTTGCGTACATTGCGGATCTGGATACCTCTTTAGCAGCTGACCCGGATCAGCAAATGCCGGATGCTGATGATATCGTTTACACCTATGAAATCCCGGATGATTCCAAGGGGTATGTTGATGCGGATCAGGTTGTTTATTCCATGATGCTCGGATCTGATGTCGGGACTTTTAAATTTAACTGGATAGGCTTGATCGAAGCTGAAACCAACACCGTGATCACGGTAACCCAAACGGCTGAATCATCCAAATACCCAACCGATTTGACCACGAATACAACCGGCAACATGATTACCCGTAATGTAATCCTTTCTTACCAGGATGCCCAAAATTTAACCGGCATAACCGTTGCGGCAGAAACATGGCAATTTGATTATCAGGCCGAAATCAACACGCATATTAACACCATTGTAGACCCGGCCCAAGAAGGCACGGACCCGAAACATTTGACAGATTCACAAGCTAAGATCTGGCAAGATCATAGCGGTAACGCAGACCTTCATGTTACTGCAGACCAAAAAACGACTTGGAATGCACACGTTGCAAGCAGGTCAAACCCGCACGGTGTCACAAAGGCACAGGTGGGCCTTGGGAACTTGCCGAACGCGAAGAGCAATTCAATAAACCTAAATTCTTCAAGTACATTGGCAACGTCTGCGGCAGTGAAGGCCGAAAACGACGCCCTTCTTGCCCATGTAAACAACAAAAGCAACCCCCACAAAATTGACCAGACGGTTTCACTTATAGGTAAAAGATCAACAAACGGAACCTGGACGCTAACCGGCTTAGATGTAGGAAAGCCGTTAATTATAGGGCTTTACACCACCCAGGATGGTGAATACGCTATAGCAGAATATCGAGTAACATCCGGTAGCTATATCGGCCATAACAACCGTTCTAATGGTTATTGCATATTAAAGTTTAGTACAAGTGATAACTATTCGTCTTCTGGTAGCGCAACCCTTGTTCCGATTTCTGCGACGGTTGTTATGAAGGTTGTTTTTTCCACTACAAACACATGGATTTATGCGTATCAATAAGGGGATTTTATGCGTCTTTTTAAGCACAATAAAACAGTGATTAATTTTGACAACGACACGGACGCGGAAGCATTCGCAACAGCCACCCCTGGTGCCGAAGAATTAAACGCGGAAGAAATAGCCAGTGTGTTTGGAGATTATCCGCATCTTGCAGGCCCAGAGACCACGACCGTGGAAGGCAGCAATATCGTTTTTACATTGCCACTGGAATACCGCGATCTGGACGCCTGGTTTGATAGTTTTATTCGGCCGAATAGGGACGCTTCTCTTCTCAAAACAGATAAATATTTGGTTTCTGATTACCCTATTGATGCCACAACATTGGAAGAAATAAAGGTATACCGTCAAGCCCTTAGGGATTTCCCTGCAACATTTACTGAAATTGTCCCTTTGGAGACTATCCAATGGCCGGCTGCACCAGAGACGATATTGAATGTTAATTGATGATTTCAAAATTCCCGGTAAAAATTTAAGGGTTTCTGGAAGCCTTGAACTGAGGACGGAAGCCATAGCAGGCGAAACTTGCTCAACGGAGTCGGTTGACAAGGGAATAAAGCCGAAGACGCTAAGGGTGTCCGTTGATATTCCATTCAGTGCCAAAGATGACCTGTTAAATTTGATAAAAAAGGCAGAATCAAAGAATAGCGCCGGGGAACGGCATATTTATACCATCACCCATCGCACGGCAAATTCAGCCGGCATAAGACAGGTCCGTTTTTTCGAGCATTTTGACTGGCGGGAAGCACGAGGCCTGTTGATGTGGCATGTATCGTTCACTTTGCAAGAGTATCTCAGTAATCCTGAACGGTCCGAAAACAGGGAAACGACCGCACTCAATACGGACGTTACGCAATATCAAGCGATCTTGGATCAGGCGGAAAACCTGGCATGAAACTGATCAAGCGAATCACTGTTGCAGGGACTGAGGTGGGCCTTGTTCGTGAACATGTCTGGCTGGATGTGTGTACCCCTGGACGGGCTGATTTTACGGTGCGCAGTTCATCGGCATTGTCCGGTATCGTCCGGATGTCCCTGGGCGTGGCCGGCCGCAACCTGGTTGAATATTTTACAGGTTTTATCGTGCGCAGTTCAACCGTGGACGGATCTCAGCAGCGGATATTCTGCCGGGAACTGTCCGCCGTGCTTCAGCAGAATTTACCCATATCGGCACGGAACGTGTCCATGCGGGATATTCTGGGCATTTACAGCCGGAAAACCGGCCTGACCTTCATCATCCCTTCACAGGAGTATGCCGATACGCCATGCCATACATTCCAGACCCACGGTTCCGGCATCCACGCCATGGACGCCCTGGGTAATATCTTCGGGATTACGGATTATATATGGCAGCAACAAGGAGACGGTAAGGTATTTGCCGGGGCATGGGCTGACAGCAAATGGGCGGATAAGTCCGTCACCGTGCCGGAAAAATTCTTTCAGGATGTTCAGCTGGATGGCACAAAAACCATGCAGGCAGCACCCGGATTACGCCCGGGTGTGAAATTGAATGATCAGTATATAACCAGCCTGCAGCTTCAGGAACATTTTATGGTGGTGTCATGCGTAACGCAATTAAACGTATAGTGCTTAGAATGTTTCCGGAGTTGGCCGGCGGATATCACCTGGACCGGTATGCCAGGATTTTAAAAATATCTGATCCCCCAACCGATGGCGTCACGTGTAACCGGTTTCAACCATACTGGGCTGCAGACATTGAGATCCTTACCCCGGATGGCGAAGCCGCCGAAGGATATCCCAAATATGAATCCGTTCCACTGCCCCTGCCCATGGCAGGCGACCTTGAAGGGATGTTTCTGTGGCCCAGGCCCGGGGCAATCGTAACCGTCCGATGGATTGAAGGCCGCCCTGATCATCCGGTAATTCAGCACATCTACCCCATGGGCCTGACCCTGCCGGCAGTCCCGGACAATATGGCCCGGTGGCAGCAGCGGGATGGTGTTCATCAATATGTGGATGCTCCCGGAAACTGGGAACGAAAAACAGACCAGGAGATCCGGGACACAGCCCAAACCATCACAGAAACCACCACAGGCACCAGAACGGAAACCGTGGGTGGAACATCGTCGGAAAACGTCACCGGATCGAAAAGTGAAACCATCGGCCGAACAAAAACGGTAACCGCCGGGACCGCATATCTTGTCACGGCACCTGTGATAGAAATGAAATCCCAAACCGGGATCAGTCTGCTGCCAACCTTGTTGGAAGCCTATGACGCAATTCAAACGGCCCTTGATATCCTTGCAACACATACCCACCCAAGTGCCGGAAGCGTACCTTCTGAACAGGCAGACATCCAGGCGGAAGTGGATTCGCTTAATGAAAGCACATCTGCACTAAGCAGCCTGCAAGGCTAAAAAAGTAAAAGGATAGAGAAGCTGCCCCGGTCAGTGCGCCAACACTGCCGGAGCGAATGGACTCCAAACAGCCCAGACATCACAATGTGACAACTTCCCTGCTCGGACCGAGCAAAGGGGATATATCAAGCTGAAAGGAGTTTGTCCATGAAAAGCCCCCTTGCCTACATCGGAGGCAAATCAAAACTATCGAAACAAATCATTTCATTCATGCCCGGCCACAAAACTTATTGCGAAGTCTTTGCCGGCGGCGCATGGGTGTTTTTTAGGAAAACACCGTCAAAGGTTGAAATCATCAACGACCTGGACGGGGACCTGGTCTCTTTTTACCGGGTGGTGCAAAATCACCTTGAAGAATTCTTAAAGCAATTTAAATGGCTGCTTGCCTCCCGGGAATGGTTTGAAGACTGGAAATCCCAACTTGATGGCCGGGGGTTAACTGACATCCAAAAAGCAGCCCGGTATTATTACCTCCAGCGCCTGGCCTTTGGTGGCAGAGTTCGGAACCGCTCGTATGGTGTCCAGACAGATGGTCCGCCAAGAATAAATCTTCTGCGCCTTGAGGAAGAGATGTCCGAGGTTTACCTTCGCCTGGCCGGCGTCCAGATTGAAAACCTGTCATGGAAAGATCTCATTACCAGATACGACAAGCCCGATATTTTGTTTTACTGTGACCCGCCATATTATCAGTGCCCGGATTACAAGCACAATTTTGACCTGGACGATTTTCAAGACCTGGCCACAAAGCTGGCAGGTATCCAGGGCAAATTCATGTTAAGCATCAATGACCATCCAACTATCCGTGAAGTCTTCAAGGCATTCAAATCCAAAGAGGTAACCTTACAATACACCGTTTCCCAGGCAGGCCCGATTGATGCCAAAGAACTGATCTTCTCAAATTTCGATCTGAAAGAGTACAAAGAGCCCGACCTGTTCACCCTTTAACCCCACACCACGTATCCGAAAGCCAAGGCCCAACGTCTATATGACGCTGGGCTTTATATTTTATGCTATCCGCCAGCCCATCAGCCAAGCTGGCAAAAAAAATCCAAAGCCCCCAAAAAAATCACTCCTCCGCACCACACCTGCCGCGTTTTGGGGCGTTTTTTTGCAATTAAGGTATCCTGGCAAAGGAGGTTGTGTGCCTTGTGGCTGTAGGCGGTTGCGGCAATACTCGGCATTGCAAAGATTGCGGAGTATTGCTTAAAATGGCAATTTCGGCGTTTTAATGAAATGGTGATTGAATTAAATGAAAGCCCTTATAGGCGGGGCTTTGGCGTGTTTTTTTCTGGCGACCCTTCACCGCTGGATGAATGTTTGTGGTGAAGGGTCGCCAGGGCGGAATCAATCTGTGCAAACGTTTAACATGCGCATAGGTTGTGCTCTTCAAAGGTTTCTTGCTTGTAACAGAGATCACAGAGAAACCGATTGCCGCTTGCAATTGGCCGCGCACCGCAGCAAGAGCACATCCGTGTTGTTGATTCTCTGGTTTCTGGCATCTGTTCCGGCATTCTGGCAATGCGTGAAATTGTGCTTTGGGGAACATTGTAGATCATGGCAACATCAATCTGGCGGAGTCCTTCGTCAAGCATGTGTTTGATTTCTTCAACAGGTAGGTTTTGTTTTTTGTGCATGATTTTCCTCCTTTTGGCCCGGGAGGAATATAAAAGGCCCATCCCGGGTACGGGTATGGGCCGATGGTTTACAGGGTGAGAGGATTAAAAAATAACGGACGGACAAACTGGTGTCAAGAATAACTCTAATAACACAATTCCTTAACCGCCATTTCAACAACTTTATTGAAGGCTTGCTTAGAACCATGTGGAAATGGACTTTTTCCGTAACTCCATCTTTTTTCTTTCATATTGTAACCGCCACCTGTGATATAATTACCAGAAGGAAACATCACATCTATCCAGTCACCATCTTCTTTTTTTGTGATATAAATTGTTTTAATTTCGTTGATTGGTTCATCAATAAGAATTTCATAAATTTCTGAGAGCGGATAGCCATGGTAAAGCCCAGTTGAGGTTCTTCGCACAAAGTCCGAACCATGAATTTCAAGTTTGTTATTAAAGGTTCGAATGATCTTGCCTAAATGTTTACAGAGCCTGCGGGCGTCGGTTACGGGGAATTTAGAACGGACATTAATAAAATCAGGACAAGTGCAGGTGAGTTCATTCATATCAACCAGATAAGGTTCCTGAGCGGAACCCTCCACCTCTCTTGGTTTATACCACTTTTTAAGACTTTTAATTTCTATCTCAGTGGATACAGGTGACTTCACAGTTATATTAACGTCAATAGGCTGTGCTTGTGTTTTATTTCTGGGAGGGATTTCTCCGTTCACTTTTTGCCATTGTTCCCTCAGATTTTGTGTAACAAGTTTAGGATACTCGAACCCAAATCCTCCAGGCTCTTTCCATTTATAATTTTTAACATGATAAAAAACAGACTTGGCTATAAATTCATTCGGATCACTGCCGATAGCCCCAATTCGCACCCACGGGTTTCCGTCCTTTTCTATAAGACATGCATAGTCATCATACCCATAATCACCATCATCGTATGAATACAATTCACGGAGAATAAAAGAGACTGAATTTTCATTTTCGTTGTAATCAATGATGCTAATCTTTTCCGTTTTATCTTTTTGCTTTTGCTTTTGCTTTTGAGATGGCTTATTGCCTTGCGCTAACGTGTCCAGTAACGACATAACAAGTTTGAAAAAGTTTCCCATAAGAACCACCTAAACCAATCTCTGTATTTATACCAATATACACACTAAAGAATTACCCACTACTTCCGCTGTGGGAACGGGATAATTTTCCCGGATTACTTGCCACAACGGTGTTGTAAACCGCTTCTATTTGCTGACCTACCATTTCGAACATTTGGGGATTGAGGTTTTCAATTGTGGACAGCTGTTTTATTAATTCCAACGCTCTTTCTTTATTTCGAAAAATATCCAATTCTTTTTTATTAACATCAATTAGCTTGGCTTCTGATTGCTCCTCTGTTTCTGATCCCCATAGATAGTAATCAACGGATTTCCCCGTAGCCTTTGATACAGCCACGATGTATTCAAGTGAAGGTTTCTGTTTTATTTTTCCGTGAACATTAGTAACAACATTACGACTTACACCAATCTTATCAGCCCAAGCACTTGGTTTTATGCCAATTTTATCCTGGCTTATTCGTTCTTCAATTTCATCAAAATTTAAATTTAAATCGATTTTTGACATAACTGCTGTATTTTTTCTTGACAATCAATACAGCCACCATGTATTGATTAGATATTATTATTTACCCTAACTCATTATTTAGAAAAGGACTCAATAATGAACCCCATGTCCCCAAAACAAATCAAACGATCAATTGAAGACGCTGGTTATACGCAGGTCATGATCGCACATGAGCTGGGCGTCAGTACCCCGACTGTCAGCCAGGTTATTAGAGGCCTGCGGACAAGCCATAGAATCCGTTGCCACATCGCCCAAATAATCGACATGCCTGTGACCAACGTCTTCGATGTTAAAACGGAACCGACCAAACCCGGGCCGGTACCATCTGTTTCCAGACTGCACACTTGTACTAATTAGGCTAACTCGCTGATTTTTTCAAGGACTATTCCAGGCAGCCGGACAAAACGATTCATCCACTATTATTCCACTGCTTTTTCATGGAATGATAAACCTTAATACAGGAGAACTTTTCATGTTCATCCAGACCATCGAAAACAAAAACATCGACCACATTGAGTTTGACGGCAACAAAATCTACCTCATCGAAAAGGACAATGAACTTTTTGTCCCACTCAAACCTATTTGCACCGCCTTGGAATTAGACTGGGGGAGCCAATTCAGGAACCTCCAGGAGGACATTGTTCTCAATTCAGTTGTTGTCACTATGACAACAACTGGTAGGGATGGAAAGCAGTACGAAATGATCTGCATCCCCCTTTCCTATCTCAACGGTTGGTTGTTCCGAATCAACCCGGCCAGATACGAGGGTGAACGCCAAGAACGGATTATCAAATATCAGAAAGAGTGTTACCAGGCGCTGTTCACCTACTTCTACCCAAACACCAAGGAACAACTCGAAAGAAAACGAATTCAGGCGAAGGGTAAACGCCTGGATCTGTCCATGATTAAATCCGACCTCAACATCAGAAAAACCGTCCTGGCCATGGAGAAGCAGGCCGAGGAAGATGCCATGCGGATTTTTCAAGGCGCAGGCTGCATTGAAGATTTGGACGGCTGCCCGAAACTTCTAGAACTAACCCAAAAAGCCCTGGACAAACTTAACCAGAACAGCCTGTTTTCGGCTGAATAAGGAACTTTCCCATGCTGTATTCCGATGACCAAATCAAAATTCTGGAAGCTGTTCAGGCATCAGTAAAAAAGCACGGTGTGAAGATGCTGGCATCAAAATTATCTATTACTCCACAAACTTTATATGCCGACGTGGACCCCAAAAGCATTGGCCGCAGGACGAATAAACTTGGTGTATTGGACTGGCAGGTAATTCTTGGAGAATCCAAAGACTTGTCAAGCCTTGATGCGCTTGAGCAGTCCTTAGGGCGTATTGGCTTGCCGGTGCCGGTTCCGTCCGAGGATATGACAGACAAATCATGGGTTGAGTACTGTGCCCTGGTTGTCAAAGAGTCCGGCGAAGCGGCGGCGGAAGTCGCAAGGGCTATTGTTGACGGACACATTGACGACACAGAATTAAGCAAATGCATCAAAGAGACATATGAGGCGATGGAAGCTCAGGCGGCATTATACCTGGCCCTGAAAAAATTGGAAGAAACCAGAAATATACCATTGTATTGAAACAATCCGGGCCGGTGATTTGCCGGGGTGAGAGCCGCATTTTTACGGCCCGGTGCGTTTCAGAAAGGAAGAGCCATGGCAGAAATGTTGAAGACACGTGCTTATTCTGATGAGCAAATTGATTATATAAAAAAGGTACTAACTACCCAGCATCAAATCATACAGTCTGTTATAAAAAGTTTTTCTTTCCCGTCGGTACAGATCAATGTGGACGCCATATCCAAAGTTGTTTCCGACGAAAACGCCACCTGCCTGCGGGTGCTTGATACTGGATACACATATGTACAATAGTGATAACAGCAACCGGGTGGATGAAATTGTCCGGGCTCTCAGGGATGACTCACGCCTGCGATTAGTTGATAAGGGTGGATACCTAAGAGATGGTATCTGCCCCGCTTGCGGAAAAAAAGAGCTTTACGTCAGAAAATCACAGCCTTTCAGAATAGCCTGTGGCCGTGAAAACAAGTGTGGTGCTTCCTGGACGGCAAAGGAGCTGCTGCCACACCTCTTTGAAAATTGGGAAAAGCGATTCCCGCCAACGGACCAAAACCCGAACGCAACAGCAAGTGCATACCTTCGTGAAGGTCGTGGTTTTGATATCGTCAAATGCCACACCTGGTACTCCCAGGAAAGCCACCGGCTGAAATCCGGGGAGTATGTCCCTACGGTCAGGTTTTATCTTGACGAGGGCCGGACACGCTGGTGGGAACGGTTGATAGGGAAAACCAAGGCCGATGGTCAAAAGGCACATATCGGCGGGCAACGAAAACACGATGGTTACACGTTCAAGGGAGATGCTTGGATGCCGCCCGGCCAGACTATTGAACCAGGTGATCAAGTCTTCATCACGGAAGGCATTTTTCACTCCATTGCCCTTGCACATGCCGGTAAAAAGGTTGCTGCCTCCATATCCTGTTCGAATTTCCCGTCAAATCTGATCGAACAAAATAAGGGAAAGAATGTTTGCTGGGTACTTGCTATGGACGGAGACAAGGCCGGGCGCGAACACATGCGGACTCACCGCCTGAAAATCCTTGAGATGAGGGAGCAGGTTGATATCTGCCTGCTTCCTGACGGGAAAAAAGACTGGGACGATCTTTGGCAGGAGGATCGGCTAAAAGATGACTTCTTTGATAAGTGCTTTTACCATGGCCGCCTGTTTACATCAAATACCGTAGTTGAAAAAGCTTGGCATACCTTCTGCCGGAATCCAACACAACGCATATTGACTATTGATTATAACAATTCGCTTTGGGAAATTGAGGTGGACTCAAAGTTTGCTGCAGAGCTTCACGAAGAAAACATCATTCTGACATCGCCGGAAGGATTCGAGCGGTTCCGCATAGCTTGCACAGTTGACCAAATCTGCACGGTTTTCCCACGATTCGTTTACATTGAAAAGGATGAACTGGTTGGTGACCAAAGGTATGTATTCCAAATATCCTATGAAAACGAATCCATTACCCACACGATTGACATTGAGGGAACATCCTTAAGCAGCGCCGATGCATTCCACAAGGCATTGCTCAATAATACAAACGGTGGGATGTATTCAGGCAGTCCCAAAGCATTCAAAGCCATGACTAAAAAATGGTTCCGGCGTCAAATGATGACCGTAAAATCAATACAGTACATAGGCTACGAAAAAAGTTCAGGGGCATGGGTGTTCCATAATCATGCCTTTCTTAATGGCCGGAAGATCGCAAAGAATGAGTTTAATTATTTTGACTTGGGGTCTATAGGCGTCAAACCAAAAATGAACACATTCGATATCAACACTGATGGAGAATTCAACCCAAAATGGTTGCCGAACTATATACGTACATTCAGTAATCAGGGGCTATGCGTTCTTGTCTTCTGGCTTGGCAGTCTTTTCGCACAGCAGATCAGGGCAAAACACAGCAGTTTTCCTTTCCTGGAGTTCACAGGCGAAGCCGGTGCAGGAAAGACAACTATACTTAAATTTTGCTGGAAATTGCTTGGCCGCGGTGGAAGTTACGAAGGGTTGAATATCAACAACACGAATAAAAGGGCAAAAAGAAGACTGTTTGAACAGATCTCAAATCTACCCATGGTCATCATCGAATCTGACCAGGGAAGCATGGTCGCAGGTAAATCAACACAGTTCAATTATGAATCGCTGAAAGATCTATATGAAGGTGGCCCTCCTGGAACAATAGCTGTAGCTACCAGGGACAATGCCACAAAATCACAAAATTTTTTAGGCACATTGGTATTTAGCCAAAATGAGTCAGTCACTGGTGGAGAACCGATACTTTCCAGGATCGTTCATTTGCATGCAGATAAAAAACACCATACCAACGGCACAAGGGAACTTTCCAGGTGGTTTGAACGACAGGAAGTATCTGATGTTTGCGGCTTCCTTGATGCTGCGCTTAAAAACGAAAAGAACATTCTTGATACCATGTTTTCAAAATTTGAATCCATGGAGACATTTTTTGAACAGCGCGGGGTTACTCACAGGCGCGTTATGAAATGTCATGCCCAGATTGCAGCTATGGCACACGCCATGAAAATAATTTTCCCGAATTTCACAGAAGAAATGCTTCGTTCGTTTTTAGACTATCTGGTTGACAGAGCGCTTGATAGGACAAAGCGATGCGCGGCGGATCATCCGACAATAGATAAATTCTGGGACACTTTTGAATTCATAAATGGAGAAATGACAGGCGGTAGCCTGAATATTTCAAAGGACAAAGAAGAAATCGTTTTCAACTTAAACATGTTCAGGGCACAGTGCCATGCCTACAGTCAGGAACTCATGGACCTGACAGAATTAAAAAGACTATTGCCAGCCAGTAAACGACACCAATTCGTCACCAAAAACAAGCCTGTATGGTGTCCGACTGAACAAAAAACCATGCGGTGCTGGGTTTTTAAGGCCAAATAGAAATGGAAGAAACATGCTCAACCTGTAAGTGGGAACTTTCGTGCTGTTTCAGTGTTCCCAACAGGGATGAATTTTTTGAAGGATGCTGGACCGAAAAAATAAAGGAGAGAAACATGAATCACAGTGTGGCAGCGAGTGCGAATTGTTCGACGAAAACAAATCAGGCATTCAACAAAAAGATAGAAACATACAAACGTAAAAAACGAAATCTTTTTTCATATACTGAAAAAATAATGGTGGCCATGATGTGTCCGGATTTGTATCTGGAATTGATGCCCAAAAAATATATCGACAGACCAATGGCTGCATATTTTAAGGTGCTTGATTCTGCCCAACGCGCCGTTGTTAAGACTCATTATGGATTAATTTAATACCGGAAATCCTTGGTGGAGAAATTATGAAAAATGATCAAAATAACATAGTCAGTCTGAGCGGCGGCAAGGATTCCACGGCCATGATTGAAATGATGATTGAGCGCGGTGAAAAAATCCACAGCGTTATTTATTGTGACATGGCACATGGGAGTTCCCGGCAATGCACGACCATATCAAAGCCGTTGAGAAATCAATAGGTATTCCCATTGTCCGGGTAAAGCCAAAATGGGACCCTGTCTATATGCTGACTAAAAAGCCGGTCATAAAACGCGGATCAAAAGAAGTTTACAGACTTGGAAACAACTGGCCGTCTGCCATGCGCCGGTGGTGTACCCGTGAAAAAATGAATGCTTTGCACAGGTATATAAAAAGTGTTCCCAATGCCGTCTCGTGTGTCGGACTTGCGGCCGGAGAAGAGGACAGACTGAAATCATCCGAAGCGGCCAGCAGAAAAATCACCTGCAGGTACCCGTTGATGGAATACGGCGTAACCGAATCCGAGGCCCTGCAGTATTGCTATTTCAAGAGCTACACATGGGATGATCTATATGAGCTTTTCGGTCGCGTGTCCTGCTTTTGCTGTCCTCTACAGCCGCTTGGCGAACTTCGGAAATTGCGTCGTTTTTTTCCTGATCTGTGGAGCCAGATGCTTGATTGGGATTCTCAAATAGACACTTCATGGGGAGCCGGGTTTAAGGGGTACAGAACAGTGCATGACCTTGAAAATAGATTCTCTGAAGAGGACCGCCAAGGAGACCTTTTCCCAGAAATGGAGTTGGTGTGAAAATCCTGATTGCCTGTGAATATTCCGGCCGGGTCCGGGACGCATTTTTAGCAAAGGGGCACAATGCCATGTCTTGCGATTTACTGCCGACACAATCCCCAGGGCCGCATTATCAAGGAGATGTCATGGATGTCATAAATGATGGTTGGGATATGATGATCGCCCACCCGCCATGCACTTATCTTACATGCACAGCAAATAGATCTTTTATCAATAATCCAGACCGATGGCGGAGCCGCCTGGATGCAATGCTTTTTGTCCATGCCCTGCTTAATGCTGACATTGAAAAAATTTGCATTGAGAATCCCCAGGGAGTGATATCAACGCATATTCGACCGCCAGACCAATACGTTCAGCCTTCTGATTTTGGTCATCATGAGACAAAAAAGACAGGGCTTTGGTTGAAAAATTTGCCACTACTTCTCTCGACCAAAACAGTTGAACCAACATGGATTCTTCGCGGTGACGGAAAGCGGTATTCACCGCAACATGAGCGGACGCACTCTTGGAAAAAACGCAGTGAAACCTATACTGGCATTGCCAATGCTATGGCTGATCAGTGGGGCGGAAATGGTGAGTATGCAGTACCGGTTGTGCCAGGTGTCAGGGATAAACAAATGGATCTATTCCCTGCTACTGCAAAATCAATTTAATGGGCTGTACTCTGGCCCAGGAACGGGTCTGAATTTAGTTATTTAATATGAGCAATCGGGTATTAAACAAGTCGGAGGAATTATGAAAGAGGCCTATTATTGGGCGGTAGAAACATGGGAATGGTGGTGCCCTCAATGTTGGGAATTAAATGTTGAAACAGATGATCCAACAAATCGAGAAACATTAACTTGTAAGGATTGTAAAACGGAGTATGTGCCGATCAAGTCTACGACCACAAGCATCAAAAAACACAGTTAATAATATAGCAACCGTTCAAACTAAAATTAAAGCCTGGGCAATACCAAGACAGGTTAAGAGGAGATAAACCGTAATGGTAAAATTTGGAAGAAAGCTTTGGATATACGTCTTGGCACTATCGTTCGTCATGGGAGCATCTGCAAACATTGGCCGAAAAACAATTAATTTGATCTGGCCTGATAAGCCGTATCAGCTTGAAATTTGTCAAGATGAATAAAAAAGGTAACCCCGGCAGGCCGATCCTACCGGGGCTCATCAGAATATTTCAGCGTTGCCTAAGAAACACTGATAAAACAAACTACATTATGAAAAATTATAAATCAACTAAATGATGTATTAAATGTAAAACGGACGATGCAATGGAAAAGATAATTGATGTGTGTTGCGGACCCCGGTCTTTTTGGTTTGACCGACAAAACCCTGCTGTAATTTTTGGCGATCAGCGGAGAGAAACAATCACAGTTACGGATCGATCCAATGGAAAAAAAGACGGCACCAGAAAACTGGTCATTGACCCCGACACCCTAATGGATTTCCGGGAAATACCTTATCCAGACAGCACATTCCGCCTCGTTGCTTTCGACCCTCCGCACCTGGCCCGTGCTGGGGAAAAGAGTTGGATGGCTGCCAGATATGGAAAATTATCTGAAAATTGGAGGGAAGATTTGAGGCTTGGCTTCCAGGAATGTTTTCGTGTTTTGAAGCCAGACGGTGTCCTTGTTTTTAAATGGAATGAAACTCAAATTAAATTAAAAGAGGTGTTAGCACTGACACCAGAAAAGCCTTTGTTTGGGCAGGTTTCCGGACGCAAAGGAATGACACACTGGCTCGTTTTTATGAAAGCGGCCACAGAACAATGATAATCGGGCATTATCCCCTTCACGGAATAAGGAATTAAAATGGAAAACAAAACCACCCTTTTCAATATCGAGCAAATCAAATCCACGTTGTTAACCCAGTTCCCGCTTGGATACGTACCCAGAAATAAAATTGAAATTGCTACCGGCGGAATTCTTCACCCCAAAACCATGGCGAACAGAGATACAGACAAAAAACAAAAGTCTATTGAGGGAACTGTCAAAATTGGCGGGAAAATATGCTACCCTATCGACAAAATAATTGAATTCATAGCAACCGAAACACAGATTCATGAAGAATCTGCATAA